CCCGTCGCAAGTGGTTGGGCTCCCGCTTTTGATACCGGGACCAGGGTTGTAACTCAAGCCCCACCGTTTTGATCTCGCTCGTGGATTCACGAGGATCGACAAGAGTGAGTTCAAATCCTTCTGCTCTGATTCCGCAAAATACCGACGATAAGCTGCATTGATGACATGGTCTTGCAACCATTCAGAAACGCTACCATCCATATTAGCGTAATCACACTCAACCGGGCTAGATTCGAGTTGCGCAACATAGTCACACAACGTTTTCGAAATCTCCATTGGTGTCCGACCGGGATTGAAGAAGAACTCATTCGTGTGTTCTTGGTGATGGAGCACGACGTCTCGAAGAGGGATCGTATAGCTTGTCATTCGCGCGATGAAAGCGAAATCCTTGAAAGCGCTGATAATCCGGTTTGCCTTCAAAGTTGGTTCGTTCTTCACAAACGAGCTAATTTCCGGTTGAACATCGGCAACGTACAACGTATCTTCCAGCTTTCGCAAAGCGGATTTCTGTGTCGGTTTTGACAACTGATCCTTCACGCTTTCCACATCCAATGGCTTTCCGGTACCTGCAAGTGACTCTGGAATGAGCACACTTAGGAACTCGGTTGCCCAGAAGGCGTAATCGCGATTCTTTGGTTCGCTAGAGTTCATTGGTCTCGTCACACGATAATCGACAGTTTGCTCGAATGATTCGAACCTCTTCAACTGGGGCACTAAATTTTCGAAGTGCACCACAGGTCCGGAAATCGCTCTGAAGCTAACGTCCGTCTCATACGGAAGCGCATTCCTGGGGAGGAAGGGCTGCGCTTTTGCCCGCGCAGGGGAACCAAGGACAAGTTGGTCTGGAGCCAAGAAAGCATTACGTGAAAAATGTTGACCAAACAAGGCCAAATCAAGGCGTGGGATGCTGGAGTGAAGCAACGATGAGAGGGACGCTGCACTAAGTCCACTCATGCCAGCAACATACTGGCTCTCATCCACGGTAACACACGTGAAAGTACCCGCCACACCAAAATTCACGACAACTTTCTCACCAGTGTTTCGGTAAATGCGATTCCACTCGGGGCGTTCTTTCGCTGAATACTCCATCCGTCTGGGTTCAGGCAATCGCACTTTACTAAGGAGGGGCCAGCACTCATATGTGAAAGCAGGGTTCATCCAAACTATGACCCGATGTTGAAGTGTGGTCTCTTGCACCGTTATCTTATATGCCACCGCTCGTTGAATGCCAACTAAAGATTTGAACCAATCCTTCACAAATTGCCCGAAAGTTTTCTGGCCAAAGTTCGGATCGTTCAGATCATAATAGTAGCCTTGGTGGTCATCACTGGTGCGCCAATCCCACACTTTATGCTCCCACTGTGAGCCTCCACTCACCATGTAACGGACTTTGTTATCTTTGATGGTAAATGCTGAATCGCCGTCCATTCCCGCTACCTCAGTTGGATTGAAGGTATAGAGTGCAATGGGTCGTCTCGTTGCCATTAGACGTTTAAAGTCCTTGACGTAGTAGTCGCAATCAATGAGTGATACGACATCTTTGGGTCCAACCTTAACTCTCTTTTCCCGTGTGTGTAAATCCTGCACGACATGATGTTCCATCGTCCACCGACCACTACTCACATTGTCGTACACACTTGGGTTGAGATTGTATAGGCTATATCCCGCAGTAGCCACCACTGTCTCGATATGCTTCCTGCACGCGTCT